AAATTGGAAAGGCGAAGAAGGACAAGACATTCCTTTGCGTAATAACAAACGCCGAGGCAGACTTACTCCGGAGTTTAAAGTAGCACCTTTCTTTGAACACGTTAAAATGAACGAAGGCGGATACTAATGAACAGATTTGTTATTGAACTTGATGATTTTAAATATCCAAAACAACAATTGTTTGATTATCAGGATAACAATCCTGCATACGAAGCAAACATACATTTTAAATCAGGTTACGGTTATGATACTGCTAAAGAATCTAAATTTTTTGATTTGAATGGTAGCGAATGTAAAGAAGCAAATAAACTTGTTGCAAGTTTAGGTCTTGAAGAATATAAGTTTACTAAAGTTCTTGCTGGAGGAGCAATGCCAGCACATATAGATCCGCAAAGAGACGCAGTACTAATGTTACCTCTTACAGACGAACCTAGTCCGATTGTTTATTATGAAAATAGTGTAGAAGTTTTTAGACACACTTATACCAAACCTACAATAATAAATGCAAAGATTAAACACGGTGTTCCAGTTGTAACCCGTGATAGAATATTCTTACAAATAAATTTGCATGATCCTTGGAATGAAATTTATAAACGGTTTAGTAGAAATCGTTCCAAGTAGTTCCGTTGTATCCTTGATGCTTGTTAACATCTGTGACATAAACTATCATTCCTGCTACTGGAGATGTTATAGCAGCATCACGTGCAGCAGCATCTGCATACACACCTGGTTTAATTGCGCCACCTACTTCTAGGGTTGCAGCTGGTTCAGCACTAATTTGGCTTGAACCCATACTAATTGCAACTTTACCAGTATTGTGAACTTTAAAATAATTGTTGTAATCAGGCGTCCCACCAGGTGAAGGAATATAAGTTAGCTGAGCTTCAGTTCCAGCTAGTGAACCTTCCACAGTTATTACACTGTTTACATTTTTAGCAAATAGAATTCTACCCAATGCATCTGTGGCACCAATCGGACTTGTTGATTCACGAGATAGTGTTACTCTAGATGCATCATCGATATTTGGAAAAAATACTCCAGCTGAAGGAGTTCTGGCGAAAATGTCACGTGTTGTTACCTCTCTAGTCGATATAATTGAGTTATCAACATCGCCTACAATAAGACCTTTTACACCGTCAACTAGTTCAATAGAATCATCTGCAAAAACTGAGCCGTTAAGCTCTCCGTCAAAGGTTCCTGTGAATGTACCTGTATGATCACCATCTGCATTACCAGTTAAGTTACCTGTAAATCCTACACTTGCACTAACAGTTGTACCGTTTACAGCACCAGTATGTGTACCAACTGTACTTTTTTCTAAAGGTCCTGCTGCATATAGTGGGTTAGGAATAGCATCAAATCTTGTACCTGTCCAAACTAGATAGTCGTTAACTTGTATTCCATCGATACTTACATCATCTAATTGGTTAATACTTTGTATTGAAGGTTGAGACTTAAACTCGTTATCTACACTATCCCAAATAAGTGTATCGCCGTGTGTTGGTTGGCTACTGTCGTGTGTAATATTTACATCGCCTAGATCGCCGATACTTTGACCACTTAGTAATAGTGTAGTATCTGTGTCGTCAGCAGGAGCCCAATTACCGTCTACAGCATTATATTTAAGAACTTGCCCGCCTGTTGGTGGAATCGAATAATTAATATCTTCTAGTAAGCCGGTTGAAAGAGTTACGTTTCTAAAATCGTTTCCAGCAGCGTTATAACGTAAAAACTCACCGTCAGTAATTCCACTTGCATTGTAATCGCCGAGTGCTTGCATAGTAGGTGTTCTTGGATCCCAGTCACCTGCATCTGCGTTATATGCTAAAAAATCCCCGTCTTGTGGTACTGTGCTGTCAATGCCTACATTAACATCACCTAAATCTGTAATTGAAAAATTGTTTAGTGCTAGTTGTGTATCGGTGTCTGTATCAACTGGGTTACCGCCTAGTGTAACACCATCACCTACATAAAGCGCACTGACACCAGCTGTTTGGTAGTCAGTTACATATATTAACTCGCCTTCTGTTGGGGTAAACAGTAGACGATTTGCGTTAGTACCTCTTCTTAGTCTTAATCCCATTCTTGTAACTCCTGGAAACTTAGTTACAAGTATTTATGCCTTTTTCGTTATAAACTAAACTTATTTCCGCAACTTCATAAAATACTTGGTTCTTCGTTGAATGTCTTTTTTAACTTTTTCTGTATCTAATCTAAAGTCAACAGTTTTAATATCTTCATCATATTCTGCTATCAGAGCTTCTATGTTTTGTTCTAATGCATATGATCCGTTTTCATCTATCTTGTCTTGATCTATCGCTATTTCCCAGATCTTGCCATTATGAAAGTGGATCATCACTGCCCGGATGTATTCGATTGGAACAGCTTTAATTTCTATCTCATCAAATACTTCGGGCCAATGATCAACTACTTCTGGCGGGAGCTTTTTATTTTTAGGCACTTTCCACTGTCTTTACCGTCTTGCGCTTCGTGGGAGCCAACTTCTCTGCTTCCTCACGTAGTCTCTTCGCTTCTTTGAAGAGTCTATCGGCGTCACTACGATATTTAGCGGCTAAATCTTCATCAGACAATACATCTGATTCTGGAGCCGCTGTTTCGACAGGTGCCTCTGTTTGTACTGGTGCTTCGTTAGAAGAACTAGGCTGTACTGCCAAGTCTGCTACACTTACACCTTGCTGTTGTGCAATGAGTTCATTGAGTTCAGACAGGTTGATAGTTGTTCTAGTGTCTGGAGTCATTTCAATTTCATCAGTTGCCATTTTCATCATTTTACCGGTTGTATGAAAACCTTGTAGCATATTGCGTCCGTCTGGTAAACGAGAGCGCATCATAAGATTTGCGATATCGTTTTCATTCTGTCCGCCTTCACTTTCGACCAATGTCATTAGTGCATCGTGCTCTCCGGCATCCAGGCTATCAGTTGCAACTACAATACAGTTTTCCGGTTCATTTGGAACTACTCTGTATGCAACGATAACTTTTCTTTTTTGTTTGATCATACGACCAACGTGTTTCATAGCCATATTATGCTCCTTGTGCTGGCTGGTTTTTAGCTACAGCCGCTAAAAAGTTTTCTAGCTTGTTGTATGCTTGACCAACTGTAACCATTTCATTTGGCTTAAAAGCACCTCGTGTACTTGCTACATCGATGATTGCTTTCAATGCATTTAAATCTTGCACAGTTAAATCAGGTGCTGTTGCTTCTTGTGCTGGCGCTGCTGCCGGCGCTTCTGCTACAGTTTCTTCAATTTGTGCTTCGGTAGTTGTTTCGCTCATAGTTTTAATACTCCTATAAAATATATATGCGCACTTTATTTATTTGTACTTCAAATGTGGACACGCCAACATGAAATAACTCATTTCTTTTGTGTCTTCGAATCCGATATGTAAACCGTTATCGATAGTGTTGTCTTTCAAGTGAACTCCGTGATCGACATAGAATCTACCTTTTAGATTATCTGTAATCCATTTTTCAATGCTTCTGGCTACATTATATCTAAAAGGCAAGTGTACCTGTTCAAAATGATCAGGAAGAAAACTTACTTTCCTCATATCAAGAAGATTTAGATAGTTTGGCTCTTTTAGTTTAGTCATCAAACTCCACCAAAGGACTCTTTTTTAATTTAGAGTAAATTTCTTTCACACGCCAATTGTATGTAGATTCATTGCGTGAAAGATTTGCTAAATGGTTTTGCCACATAGCTCTAGTTTCTGTAGGCAAGTTAGGATTTTCTAATAGATTAGAAATCGCCATTGCCCGCTGAAATTGTTTTTCTTCTGAATAAGGACCCATTATGCTTCCTCATAATGTACTGTTGTTCCGAAAGGTGCTTGTAAATTTTTGTCACGGTTACTGTGAATTAAAAATACTGTATCGCAGTAGTCTTCTTCACCCCAGCTATCCCAAGCATAGCCGTCTGTGAACATAATGAACTTCTTAGGTTGGATGTCATTCTCTTTCATATAAGTCCAGTTTACCATAAAGTCGGTACCGCCACCTCCTAGTATTTCATAGTCAGTTAGATCTTCACCGCCGTCTGCACTAAAGTCTGCTTCGTTGTATACACTAGTATCAAAACACCAAATTTTAATATTATAATCTCTGTATTGATCCATAATGCCTTTGATTTCACCTAAGAAGTCTTTCGCTTGCATATCGCCAATTGAACCACTCATGTCAAGTGCAATACATAAGTCAATTGTTTCTTGGAAATTCATACCTGGAAGTATTGCACCGGTGTGCCAACCTTTGCGTGAAGGACGACTAAATGTGTAGTCATCTCTAATAGTAGACTGGATTTGCTGTTGCAAAATTTCACGCCAGTTCATTTTAGGTTCTGTAAGTTCTTTGATCATACGTGCAACGCCTGCAGGGACATTACCTGCTCCTGCACTTTGCGATGCTGAAATCATGTTTTCTTTGATTTCATCTTTGATCTGTTTCATTTCTTCTTTTGAATACTTAGGACGTTTTTTAGAAACATCGTTTCCGTTTCCGTCTTTGGCTTCTTCGCCTTCTGCGTCACCTTCACCGTCGTCTTCCCAATCAAGATGTTCGTCAAGCATTTCACCTAATTGTTTAAGATATTCTTCACCGTTTTGTTTAGCAGTTTCATAGATATCATCATAAACTTCTTCTGAAGTCCAATCTTCGTATTTGAAGTCTTGGAAACAGTCTACTAGTTTAGGCTTCTCGCCAATACGATCACGTACAAGGATATTATTTACAATGTAGTCGGCAGCGATATTATACAAATAAGGGAGTCTATCACCTCTACGACCTAAATGATCAAAAACACAGTGTAGGATTTCGTGTGCAATAACAAACTCAATTTCTTTGTTTGACATTGCGTTAAAGAATTGTGTGTTAAAATAAAGATTGCGTCCGTCTACAGCGGCAGTAGGACACCAGTCGTCTGCTGCCAAAATACGCAAACGTGTAGCCATGTTACCAAAAAACGGATGTCGCAACAGCAATCCAATACGTGCAACAATAATGCGATCTAAGACTTCAACACGCATAGACTCTAGTGCTTCGGGCGTAATATCTGGATCTGGCGTCCAGTGTTTTTTGCCCTCGATATTATATAAAACGTCTGCATTAAACATAGTGCTACCCTTATTTGTTATACTACTACTATAACATATTTAAACGATTTGTCAACCGAAAAATAGGAGGGCTACCTTAGATAACCCTCCTATTGTATTAAGCCTCTTGTGCGGCTTTAATATACTTTCCGTAACGATCGTGGAATTCATCAAAGCATTCCACTTCGTCCGGATCAATGGGCAATGAGTATTGTGTTAGTGCAAGTTTAATACCCATGACAACTAACTCAGTATCAAAGTTATCCATTGCAAAGCGTAGGAAGTTGTTGACTTTGTCATCAAACTTTTTATCATTTTTGTCTGATGCTTCTTTCAACTCGTAGCAAAGAGAAACAGTAAGGGAATACATAGCACTGATTTCTTTAGTCTGTAACTCTTTAACCTTACCTACTAAAATATCAGTTGGATTAGGCATCGACGCTGCTACCTTGCGATGCGCCATGAACTTGACAGCCAAACCTTCACCAACTGAACCACTCACTAAATCCATAGTGGTGTTTTCGTCGTCATCATCTTCAAGCAGTTCAGAAACAAATGACCATGAACGAGGCGTTGCAAATGAACGGCTTGGTGACTTTGGATCGAAATCGTATAAATCTTTCTTGCTAAATTGCAAGTAACCTACAACATCTTTGTGGATGCGATTAATAACAGCCCACTGGAACCAGTCATCAAAATCAACTGCCATTTCCAAATGGACGAAACGGTTAGCCAACGGAGCAGGCATACGATATGTAACACCTTTGTCTGCTTCGCGGTTACCTGCCGCAACAATAAGAACATTGTCAGGCAGTTTGTACTGTCCTACACGACGATTAAGAATGAGCTGGTATGCTGCCGCTTGTACTGCTGGCGCTGCCGAGTTCATTTCGTCTAAGAACAAAATAATGTTTTTATATTTGCTTGCAGTTTCTTCGTCTGGAAGTTCTGCAGGTGCCGCCCAAACCATTTTGTTATCGTTGGCAGCATAATAAGGAATACCTTTAATGTCTGTAGGTTCCCAAAGTGAAAGTCGAATGTCAACAACATGAGCTTCCATTGATTCACCGATTTGGTGAATAATGTCTGACTTACCAATACCTGGAGGTCCCCACAGGAACAGTGGACGCTTTTTCTTAAAAGCTCGTGTAATTGATTTTTTTGCGCCGTTTGGCGTAACTGTACGTAGTGCTACGTTTTCCATTTGTATTACCCTTCTTAGTCATCAGTGCTTAATTTCTAACTATACATATATAATAGCATCATTAGAGCAAATGTCAACCACTTTTTTTAGATAATTTTAAATTTCCGGAAATAGTAATACGATAATCATTACTTTCATAGTAAGGATATACTTGGTGATGTAGTTCGGCAGGAAATAGTGCTATTCTACTTTGCCATGATCTATCAACCGGTAATACTTGAGATGTTAGTTTGCCTAAGCAATCTGTATAAACAAATTCAAATGTTCCTACTCTATGATCTTCTGACTCTGTTATTTTGTCTTGTTTTAAAGTGTAAGGAATATCAACCCAAATAACAAAACTGTATAATCCGCTGTGTTGGTGTAAAGGAACAAATCCGCTAGGTTTTTGGAAGTTTACCCAAATCCTTTCAAAGTCAAAATCTGGTGAGTTAGCAGGAATTTCTGTAGTAAAATTATACATACGAGCAAGATAGTTATACTTTGCTTCGTGTATACCAACAAGTTCTATAACTTTCTTTTTAATAATATCTTCACTTAGAGGTAGTTTATGATACTCTATATCTCCTACAACACTCCGTTGGAAGTTTACAAGAACATCGCCAACTAGCTCGTCTTGCTTGATTTTTTGTCGTATGTTTTCTATATCTTTTTTGATCGTTTGAAAACTAAACTGATCAAAATGACTTATAAGAGATTTACAATCTTCAATGTAATTAATCATTCTTCGACCGTGTCATTGCTTTTGTTAATCCATATTTGCGTAAGTCACCAGCAAACAATGTTAACTCTACTGCCTTCTTTTCATTTAATACAGTAATACTTCTGTTAGTTAAGTAATAAGGACAATCAATAAATTGATCTAAAAAAATTATAACCTGTGTAGTAAGAGGCATTTCTTTTGGATAAGGTATGTCATAGGTTGCAAGTCCTATTTCTCTAACAGTATCCATTCCGGTTTCAGTAAGTCTAAGCCCGCCTACTTTTTTATCTCTAGTGTTTTGCCACCACAAAGGCATAACTTCTTTGACTGCAAGCTCATTATAACTCTTGCCTAGTTCTTTTAAGAATAGTTTGGTGTATGTTTCTTTCCAGCTCACGGATATTATTCAGTCTCACGTTCACCCGATGTCAATTTAAACACTGCAAAATCGTTACATTTAAACATTTCATTTAACTTCTTTGCAAGGTTATGTGCATGACCTGGATTAGAGAATGATACCTTTTTATATTTTGGACCAGGATAGTTAGTAAGAACATTAGAGCTCTTAAGATTGAAAGGTTGGTCCTTGTAAAATACTGCCCAAATGCCCTCGGCTTGTAATACTTGTTCGCTTCTATAGGTTTTGTTATTTGTAAATTCCAATAACACATTTGGCTTTGGCCTACTCATATGCGTAATTCCTTTATTATATACGCATATATTTATCTCTTTTAAGTTATCTACGTAGTTAAATCACCGCCGTCTAGCTGAACTTGTATTACTTCGTCTTCGGCTTTACGAGCATATTCTTGTACAAACTTTTCTAAATCTCCGTTTAATCTAGACATAACAATGCCTAATGTGTAAGCAAGATTTCTTGCTTGTACAATATCAATTCTTAATTCTTTAGCACGGGCATTATCTGCATTTTTTACAGCCTGCAAAAACAGTTGTATCGGAGCAGTATTAAGCGGATCTGTTTGCACGGCTTAACTCCTGTTTCATTTCTAGTTCAGTTTTAAACGGACCTTTGTATTCGTATCTTTCAACTGTGATAAGTTTTGGACAAAAACTTTTGACCCAGCCTTTGTCAAAATGAATAATATAATATCCTGCACAGTAGAGGCTTTTTGATTTGATACTTTTTGTAAACAGTGGCAATTTACGTTTTACATCAAACATAGCATTGTAAGGAGTACAACTTGTCGGAAAATTACTTACAACCTTTTCTGACGTATCATCAGGAATTTTAATTTCAGCTTGCGCTTCAAAAACAAAACTACCTAGCTTTTTCTTTAATTGACGTTCATTGTCATAAAAATGTACACCGTTGCTGTCACTTAGCATATATCGATCATCTGACCAACTAAGTGTTCCAACACGGGTTTCACCGTCTTCTACAATCCAATATTTGTCTTTCAAGATAGTTTTTGCTTTCAATGTCATACAGGGTACCTCGCTTGTAATGGTTCTGAAAAAGATTGTGCTTGATCTGCAATACGTTGCATATCCCACTTAGCACAAAATTTCATTAGACGCATGCCGACTTGACTAATGTCTTTTGGAGTCATATGTTCGGCAACCGTACTATTAATTATCTCTTTAATATCGTCTGGTTGTGCAGACAAATCACAAAGAGTAACATTACGATTGTAGTCGTCTAGTACACGATGTTCTTCACCGTTATGATCTACCCAACGCTGTAGCATCATATTATTCCAGTTAAAGCCTTTGTTGTCTTTGTCAGCAAATGCTTCTAACAAACCTACTTTGTTCTTTGTGCCTTTCTTGCGCACACCAGGGTAGGCACTAAAAACATTGTCGCTAGTGTCGCCACGCATACACTTTTCAAACAACATAAACGCAGGATCAGGAGCAGGCTTAGGTTCACCTGTTTTCTTGTCTACAACAGGTTTACCTTTATCATCAAAGTAACCTTCGTGTGTAATTGTAACATTTTGTATACCGTTATATTGACGTACATTAGGCGCAATAAGTTGTGCAAAGTCACCGTCAGTCGAAATAATAACGTGATCGTCGTTAGGATGATTCTGTACCCAACCTGCAATAAGATCATCTGCTTCTAGTTGCGGATGACGCATAACGGTGCAGTTAGTTTTTGTATCAATAAAGTCTTTGAACTCGTCAAAGATTTCCCAAAACACTGTATCTTCTTCTGCTTCGCGTGGAGTAAGTGCATCACGTGCCTCTTGCCTGTTGCGCTTGTAAGGCTCGTAATAATCTTTGCGCCAACTACGTCCTTCTAAACAAAATACAACATGAGTGCCGTTAAAGTCTTTCCAAGCCTTTTTAATACTGTTAAGAGTGATATGCATTGCCATGCCTACTTTCGTATCGATATCGCCACGTACAACGTGACGAGCTCTAAAGAAAGTATTAGCAGTGTCTACTAGTATGTAAGTCATTCAATAAGCCTATAATGTTAGTTACAATATACATTATTACATATATGTTGCAACTTGTCAACCATTAAGATACTTCACTTTTACCTTTGTCAATCGGAACAACATTAATGTAACCTGCATTTCTATCAGTGTCCATTCCTTCTTCTTCGAGCATTTGCATAACAATAGTTCTAAACCAAGCATCAACAATCTGTTCGTTTGTTTCACCCGAATAACCTGCATCGAGTAATTGTTCTATAAACTCGTTGTTCCAATCAAGCTCAAAGAATCCGTTACGAATATTATCTGGATTTACTTGAGTATCGAGTACAGCAACCCAAGGCTTACCTTTTGCAGTGGCCGCTTCCTTTTCCTTCTCAAGTGCTTCTCGACGAAGTTGTTCAGCAGTTTTTACTTCTTCTGTAGCTTGCTCTAGTTTTTTATCTCTTACGAGTTTATTCCACCAACCCATTATTTTTCCTCCTTTAAGTACTCCACACTTTGTGTCATACGTGTTATTGAAAAATACTTAGGATCATTATAGGTATGTGTACCTTCTGCTCTTAGATCGATATACATACCTTCTTTTTGTAAAACAGCCCAAAGAGCATTTAAATCTTTCAACTGCTTTTTAAAATCATTAACAAGTTTAGTTACTTTTGGGTCCTTCATAG